AATTTTCTAACCCCTGCGATGTTAGTTTTATATCAGGTGTGTGGTTCTGCGCGGCGAGCGACTGGATTTTTGTCCCCAAGCCAGGTCGCTTACTCGCGCGGTTGTTCTGGTCCACCCACCCTCCCCCGCCGAAACTACGCCAGCGCTACCTCAATGCTATAGTGCTGGGGCTGCGGCCGTCGTGTGGGGATATCCCAGTCGTAGGTGAGTTTTTGGATGCTCACTACGATAAGGGTGCCCCCGTCGACGCGCCGCGGTCGTTGGACAAGCGTCTTAAGGTTTGGAGTGTAGGCAAGAGCGCGTCGCGTCAAGCGATGGTCGCCGCCTTTTGTGCTCGTTACGGAGTTAGTGAAGAAGAGATTGTCGACGTGGAAAGTTTTCTTCGCGGAGTTAAAGGCCGGGTCGGGCTTGTTTCGCATCCCGTGTTGGATCGGCTAGTTGAGGTCGACCTTGCGGATCTGTCGGAACGGCCCCTTTCGGTCATGTAGGCGCTTAGATAGTGAATCACGCCACTAGTTCGTCAGTGTAAATTTGCGAACGTTTATATTCCACGGTCGTTTTCTCATGCCACGCTCTCGTAAAGCGCGTTCATCTCTGCGGGCGAGGTCGCGTTCTCGGACCCCGCGCCGCGCCAGTTCGCGTGCCTCCTCGCGAGGCGCGCGTAAGTCGACCCGCACTCGTCGTGTGCGTGTTCGGCCACCTGGTAACATGGCCACTAAGATGGCCCAAGGGCAGATTGCCTCAACGACCACGCGTTCTATGGCTGAGCCCGTTCAGTACGGTACTACGATCCGATCGGGTCGTGCTCGCCCCCAGATGGATCGCAAGCACGATCGTGAGTTGGTCTTGGCTTCAGTTGCTGGGTCGACCGGGTTTACTATCCAGTCGACTTTGGCATTGAACCCTGGGCTCGCCGCGACGTTCCCACGCCTATCAATTGAAGCGGCTTTGTGGCAGCAGTATCGTTTCGTCCGGCTCGTGTTTTATTGGGTGCCTTTTGCACCCACTTCGATCGCCGGGGACATGATGCTGTCGCCCAATTATGACGCATCGCAGCCGGCGCCGATGACTGAGACGCAAGCCTCAGACAACTATGGCACTACGGTTGCTAACGTCTTTATGCCCTTTAGTTGTGAGCTCGACCCTGATGCTATGATGGGTGCGGGCCCTAGGCGTTGGGTGAGGACAGGTAATTTGGCTGGTGACATTAAGACCTTCGACGTCGGCAAGTTGTTCGTTGTTTCGAATAACGAGTCGGGTGCGTCGGCGGTCGGTAAGCTCTACGTTGAGTATGACGTGGAGTTTTTCGGTCCACAGAACTCCCCAGTGGATGCGAGTGTCGCTAGCCAGACGTCCTTTTACTTGCTTAACGCGAACCAGACTATTACGAACGCGACGCCGACGGCGATCGCTTGGGACACCATTGGTGTTGATGCTTTAGGTTTTGGTGCGCCAGCAGCAGGGGTGTTTACGCCTGCTGCTGGTGCGTATCGTGTCTTCGTTCAGGCCTCGTGTGCCGATTCGTCGGCTGAAGCCTTCGGCGTGGTGCTCACGCTCTATAAGAACGGTGCGGCTCTTACCAAGTCCATTGGGTCTTCTATGGGTGATGCGACTTCGATTGGCGCCGGCCAATCGTTTGTCGTGTCTTGTGTCGGTGTCGTTGTTTTCAACGGTACTGATACCTTCCAGGTGGAGATCCAGCTCAACGGTGCTGCCGGCACCCTAACGGTTACTGGTGGGCGGGCGCAGCTCCTCCTTGAGCTCGCCTAGTTCCGCTTTGTGTTTCGCGTTTTTCTTTTCCGCTAGTTGTAGGATCCACGATGAAGGTTAC